ATGTCTCGCCGCGATCATGACCCGACGGATCTGGTGACCAAGCTGACCACCCCCGACCCTGGCACCGACGGCGCGCACCTGTGGCAGGAAGCCCTCGAGGTGTTCTTCCAGGGCGATGCCGAGCTCATCGCCTACGTGCAACGCATCGTCGGGCTGGCTGCGATCGGGCAAATATTCGTCGAAGCCTTCGTCATCGCTTACGGGGATGGTCGCAACGGCAAGTCGACGTTCTGGAACACGATCGCCAGGAAGGTGGGCATCTACCCGGGCAACATGAGTGCTGATGTGCTCACGATCGGTGGGATACGCAACGTCAAACCTGAGCTGGCAGAGGCCAAAGGCAAACGTCTCATCATCTCCGCCGAGGCCGAAGAAGGCGTGCGCATGTCCACCTCCGTGGTCAAGCAGCTGGCTTCCACCGATCAGATCTACGCGGAGAAGAAGTACAAGGCACCGTTTGCCTTCACCCCGTCACACACGCTCACCCTCTACACGAACCATCTGCCCAGGGTGGGTGCGATGGAAGCGGGCATCTGGCGCATGCTCATCGTCATCCCCTTCGAAGCGAAGATCGAAGGCACCTCCGATATCAAGAACTACGCCGACTACCTCTACACGCAGGCAGGCGGGGCGATCTTGACCTGGATTATGGAGGGCGCGCGCCTCATCCACGCCGAGGACTACCACCTGAAGGCCCCTGCCCGAGTGAGTGGTGGAGGCATCAGCGGCGTATCGGGAAGAGAACAACTGGTTCGCCCAGTTCCTTGACGCCAACTGCGACCTCGACCCGGGGCTGTCGGAACGGGCCGGGGATTTGTATCAGTCCTATCGGACGTGGGCGATGTCGACCTCTGGGTGGGCGCGTCCCATGGTCGGTTTCAACGCCACCGTCGAACACTACGGCTTCACACGAAAAAAGACGATGCACGGCATGTTCGTCCACGGTTTGGCCTTGAAGAACGAGTTCGACAACTAAGTCAGACGGGCCTTATGACGACGTATGACGACCCATATGTGAGTTTGCTATAGGGCAGAAAATCTAGCCCTTAGGAAAAGCCCATATCGCATCGTCATAGGTCGTCATGGGCCTCTCACACGAGAGGAAATGAACCATGAACGAGCACGCAATCGAACAACACTTGAAGCAAGCCGTTGAGGCGATCGGTGGCCTGTGCTGGAAATTCACCTCACCCGGTACCGCAGGGGTTCCAGACCGCATCTGCATCCATCACGGACGCATCATCCTCGTCGAACTCAAAGCCCCCGGACGCCTCCCACGCCCCATCCAACGCCGCCGCATCCGGCAACTGCAAGACCACGGCGTTGGTGCGGTCGTCGTCGACAGCATCGAAGGCATAAAGGAGGTGGCTGATGCGCAACGAGCCGCGTGACTACCAACGGCATGCCACCAGGTTTGTGGAAGACCACCCGCAGGCCGCGATCCTGCTCGGGATGGGCCTGGGCAAGACGGTGGTCACCTTGACGGCGATCTGGAATCTGCTGCTGGACTCCTTCCAGGCCCGCCGGGTCCTCATCGTGGCATCCCTGCGGATCGCACGCGACCCCTGGCCTGCCGAAGCCACCGAAGGCGCCCCCAAGGTCAAGGACGAGATCATCACCGGCTGGTACCAGTCCGTGTACGAGCCCGCTGCCACCAGCCTCGGCAAGTAAAGGAGCACACCCATGACTGACACAACATCGCGTGACATTGCCGCTCGCAGTGCGACCGTGACCATCGGTGGGAGTGAGTACGAGCTGGTGCTCACCACCAAGGCCATCCGGCTGATCGCCCAGCGCTACGGCGGGCTGGATAACCTCGGAGCCGCGTTGGAGACCTCCGAGGATCTCGACCAGACGCTGACCGAGGTGATCTGGCTGATCACGCTGCTGGCCAACCAGTCTGTACAGATCCACAACCTCCCCCACCGCGGCCACCTGCGCCCGCAGTCGACGGAGGGCGAGGTGGAGCTGCTGACGGTTCCTGCCGATATCGCCGACTCCCGGGGTGCGATCGCTGAGGCACTGCAGCGCGGCACCCGCCGCGACATCCTCACCGAGCCAGCCCCAAAAGTGAGCCCGGCAGCGGATGGATAGTCGAACCCGACCAGGCAGTGTTCACCCGCCTGACCTACATCGGTTTAGCCCACCTCGGCCTGAGACAGGACGAGGTGGGCCTGATGGTCTTTGGTGAGTTGCTCGACCTTGTTGACTGCTGGCGGATCGAGACAGGACGAGCGAAACCAGCACGGGTGTGGTTCATCGACGACACCATCCCAGCCGGGATTTAGCCAGCTGCGCGATCAGTTCCCACGGTAGGTGCGAGCGAACAAATGCACTGCGGGAGCGCCTGGGAATAGCCAACGCTTCGTCGGCCACACGCTGGACCAGATCGGTATCTGCTCCGAGCGCCTCAGCAATCCAGACTAGCCCTTCGGGGTGTTGAAGCCGGTTATAGGTCGTTTTCGCCGACACATTCGGTTCTTGCCGCATGAACGCTACGCTGCCGGTCGTCGCTTGCGTTGCGAACCACTCCGCCATGTGTTCACGCTGCGAGGACCACCAGCGCCCATTCTTTTGTGGATCGGCTTGTTCCATAGCATCTGAAATCGCCAGATGCGCATCCAGCTTTGCGAGCAGTTTCGCGAACCGGCGCACATCAATATCGGTGTCACTCACGTTGTGCTTCCTCGCATCGCGGACGATTCCCACTACCTAATTCTAGTTCGAGGAGGTGACCTTCACCGTGGCTGATAGCTCGTTTGGTCTCAAGATCGGCTTGGAAGGTGAACGCGAGTTCAAGCGGGCCATCACCGACATCAACCGTGAAATGCGGGTGCTGGGCTCGGAGATGAAACTGGTGGTTTCCCAGTTCGGGAAGAACGCCACCAGTGCGGATGCGCTCACGGCTCGTAACCAGGTGCTGGCTAAAGAGATCGAGACACAAAAGTCCAAGATCGAAACACTCAAGGCAGCGCTGGAGAACTCGGCTGCGTCGTTCGGGGAGAACGATTCGCGCACGAAGAACTGGCAGATCCAGCTCAACAACGCCGGAGCTGAGCTCAACGAGCTAGAAAAAGAACTCAAGGCCAACAACGATGCGCTGGGCGAGTTCGGTGACGAGGCCGACGGGGCAGGCGATGACGCCAAAGATGCCGCCAAGGACGCCGGACGCTTAGAGGACGCGGTCGATGATCTCGGCGACGAGATGGACGACACCGGGGATAAGACCCGCGTCTTTGGGGACGTGCTCAAAGCGAACTTGGCCGCCGAGGCGATCATCGCCGGTGTCAAGGGCATCGGCAAGGCGATCGCAAGTATCGGCCGGGGTATGGCCGACGCGTTGAAGGACGGGGTGGAGTACAACGCCCGCATGGAGCAGTACACCACCAGCTTCACCACGATGCTCGGCGACCAGGCCAAAGCCCAGCAGCTGGTCAACGACCTGAAAACCCAGGCTGCGAAGACCCCGTTCGGCATGGGTGATCTCGCGGGCAGTATGCAAACCCTACTAGCCTTCGGCATCAGCCTGGAGGATGCGAAGAAGCACCTGATGCAAATCGGTGACATCTCCCAAGGTGACGCGCAGAAGATGGAGTCACTGACGTTGGCGTTTGCCCAGATGTCCTCGACGGGCAAGCTGACTGGCCAGGACCTCAACCAGATGATCAACGCCGGTTTCAACCCGCTGGAGGAGATTTCCCGCACGACGGGCAAGTCCATCGGCGAGCTGAAAGAGGAGATGGCCAAGGGCGCGATCAGTGCGGACATGGTCGCTGACGCGTTCGCTTCGGCAACCGAGGAAGGCGGCCGTTTCCACGGGGGCGATGGAAGCCCAGTCGAAAACCTTCACCGGCCAGCTATCGACCATGCGCGACGGCATCGACAACCTCAAGGGCCTGCTCGCCCAAGGTTTGACCGACGCGCTGGCTGGCACGGTCATGCCGATGGTCAACGGGTGGATCGATGAGCTCACGGCAGCCTTCGAAGATGGCGGAGCCCCGGCGTTGATCGGCAAGCTCGGCGAGATCCTGCAAGAAGCACTCGCGTTCATCGCCGAGCAGCTGCCGATGGTCGTCGAGACCGGCATGTCGATCCTGACCGCGCTGCTGGAAGGCATCATCGAGGTGTTGCCGTCGCTGTTGGAAGCTGCCCTTCAGATCATCACAACCTTGGTCACCGGGATCGGTGAGGCACTCCCGGAGCTCATCCCGGCGGCCGTGGAGATGATCGTTGCGCTGGTCCAGGGGGCTGGTAAATGCGTTGCCGATGACCCTTGAGGCGGCGTTGCAGCTCATCCTCGGGCTCGCACAGGGCCTGCTGGAAGCGATCCCGGTGCTCATTGAGACGCTGCCGCAGATCATCATCGGGATCGTGGGCGCGGTCGGTCAAGGGGTCGGCCAGATGGCCCCTGCAGGCAGCGACCTGGTGCGGGGCTTGTGGAACGGCATCCAGTCGCTGGCAGACTGGCTCTGGGACCGGGTCACAAGCTGGTGCTCCGACATTTGGGACGGCATCACCGGCTTCTTCGGCATCAACTCGCCGTCCAAGGAAATGGCGTGCGTCGGTGACATGCTCACCCGAGGCCTGGCCGGAGGTATCGAAGACACCGGCGACCGCGCCATCGACGCAGCTCAAGATGTCGCCGCCGAACCCTGGCGGCCATGAGTGAGCTCACCAGCGGTATCGACGTTCCCATCACCACCAGCCTGGACCCGGTCGATCTGACCCCAACCCACCTGCAAAAACCGCCAGCAACCACCACGAGCAGCGTTGTCGGCCAGGAGGCAGGGCATGCAGGAGAGGTGGCGGGCATCGTCGATCAGACCGCCCGGACGCTGCTGGAGGCCATGGACATCAAGGTCGTGCTCAACGACGGCACGCTGGTGGGCAAACTCGCCCCCGGCATCAACCGCCAGCTGGCCCGTATCAACTCCCACCACACGGTGCTCACCACAGGAGGTGCCTGATGCGCGGTTTCACTCTCGACAAGACTGTGTCCTCAACGTCGCTGGGCCTGCGGCTCACCGGCCCGGTCGACCTAACTGTCGCCGAGCGGGCCGCCGACGATATTGAGGTGGCGGGCAGGGCCGGGACGCTGACCCGCCTCGGCGGCTGGCACGACACGTCGATCACCTTGCCGCTCGCGATCACAGGCGGCCTGGCCGCCTACCACAAAGCCACACTGGCGCTGGGGCAGGCGACGACCATTCACCTGTCCCACCAGCCCGGAGCGTTCCACAAGGTCAAACACGCCTCCATCAGCCCGCTGCGCACGGACATGTCGTCGTGGGAATTCTTCGAGGCACACCTGGTGTGCGAGCCGTTTAGCTACCTCGACTCGGGGCTGACCACCTACACGCTCACCGCCTCCGGGCAGATCACCCTGGACTCCGCACGGCTTGTCGCACACGTCGCGGTCCGGGTGCAAACCGACGCGGTGACCGGTACGTTCCCGATCCTCACCCCAGGGGTCAACCGGGTCAGTCTCGGTAGCGGCATCTCCAGAGTCGAGATCACCGGGAACTGGCGAAACCCCTAACCCGGCCGACTTCTTCGCCCCGAATGCGCCCGTCGCCGTTTTGCTCTCGGCTGCGGGCGCACGTCTGTGAAAGGAACCCCACCAATGCTCACCGTGCATGCCCCGACGGCCACTACGTTCACCGCCATCGGCGAGGGTGTCCTCGACCCTGAACTCATCGACGCCGGCGTCGTTAAGGAGCTCGGCGGGGCCTACCAGCTGACCTTCACCTACCCAGCCGACGGGCCACCGGCATCACAGCTCGCAGTCGAGGCGATCAGCGCCGCACCGGTGCCCGGCACCACCATCCGACAGGGGTTTCGTATCCACGAGGTCACCACGAGCCTGGACGGGCTGTTGGAGGTCACGGCCTTCCACCTGTTCTACGACCTGGCAGGCAACTTCATCGCCGACACGTTCGTGGTCAACAAGACCCCAAGGCAGCCCTCGATCAGCTCCTTGGTGCCGCGACCACGAAGCACCGGTTCACCGCGACCAGCTCCGATGCGGCCACCCGGGCGTCTGCGCGTGTGGTGCGGATGAACCTGGCCGCAGCGATCATGGACCAGGGCTCGGACAACACCTTCGCCTCCAGGTGGGCCGGAGAGCTCACGCGCGATAACTGGCACATCCACCACGCCGCCACACGTGGACAGGATCGTGGAGTCGTGATCCGGGATCGCAAGAACCTCACCGGCTACACCTCGACCATTGATCTGACGAGCGTGGTCAGCCAGATCGTGCCGGTAGGGTTTGATGGGATCACCCTGCCCGAGCTCTACGTCGACTCACCACGCGTGGATCACTACGCGATCCCGCACATCAAGGTGATACGCTACCCGGACATCAAAGCGATTGCCGACGCGGAGAACCCCCGCGATGACGAAGTACCCCTGCCGCAGGCACACGCCCTACTTCGTCAAGCCGCCAAGACCGAGTTCACCACCAACCACGTAGATACGCCTGCCGCGAGCTACACCGTCTCGTTCGCTGATCTTGCCTCCACAACCGAGTACGCCGATCTCGCCGAGTTGGAGACCGTCCTGCTGGGAGACACGGTGACGGTGCAGCATGCCGACCTGGGCGTGTCCCTGTCAGCGCGGGTTGTCGGCTACGAGTACGACCCGCTCCGAGGTGCGTACGTGTCGGTGGAGTTGGGGTCGGTTGCAGGGAAGTTCACCTCGATCACCCGCACCATCACCACCGCGCAGACGGCAGCCCAGATGGCCGCTGATCTCGCTGGCGTGGCGCTGGCATCAGCGGACGGGAAATCTACCAACCATTACGGGCCGAAACAGCCCGCTGCGGCCCGCGTGGGGGACACGTGGTTTAAGGACAATGGCGAGAATATTGAGATCTGGATCTACCAGCTCACCGACACCGGCGAGCCCGGCTGAGTCGTCCTCGCCACGGACCTCAACCATGCCCAGGTCAGTGCTGGCTCGCTGAGGCTCGTGCTGAGGTGGAGGCCGCGAAACCACTGCTGAAAATGCCCGCGTTGCCGCTGCCGCTGTCGGTGCTCGTCTCACCGAAGCCGAAGCCGAGATCAGTCAGGCACGCGAGGCGGCCAGCCAAGCCGAAGCCAATGCACGGGAAGCTGAGGCGGTAGCCGGAGAGACCGGTGTGAAGGTTGCCGGGCTCGAGAGCTCAGTTTCCCAAGCGCAATACCGTGCCGATACTGCATACGAGACTGCACGGCAGGTTCAAACCAGTAGTGAAGCCTGGTTCACTGAGCTGACGGATGCGGATAGCAGCCTTGCTTCGTCACTTTCAATGATGGCCAGCGACCTGAACCTGCGTGTGCGCCCAGGCGAGATCATCTCCCAGATCAACATCTCACCCGAAACCATCTTGATTGACGGCAAACGCATACACATCACCGGGCAAACCAATATCGATAACGCCACGATCACTACACGTTTGATGAATGGCTTGCCGACTTTTTACGCAGGCGAGGAATCCACCGCTTGGGGCATTGAGACTCTCGGGGGGGGGGCGACCACCCGGGGTTGGACAAGGCTCACATTAGAATTTTCACGCATTTCCTGTGTCATCCGCCACAGCGTGCCCTCATCCGGCAGCCAAGCATCGTCGTCGAGAAGAACAGGAACTCGTCCTCGACCAGCGGCACACCTGCATTACGCCCGGTGGGAATTCCCACATTTTCCGGCAGCGGAATGGTGGGGAAACGACTGTGGGCGGTTCCGCTCAAGCGGAACCGCCCACAGTAGCCTAACCGTCTGTCCGCCTGCGCGCCCGGTGCTCACCAACCGGGTGCGTCAGCAGATCAGCGTCAGTTGTTCTTGCGGCGCGAACGAGTAACCACCAGAACACCTGCGGCCAGCAGACCAGCTGCTGCAGCCAGTGCACCAGCGATCTCGACACCGGTGCGAGGCAGCGGAGCGGTGCTCGAGCCATTGTCACCGGGAACCGACGGAGTATCAGACGGTTCCGACTCCGGTGTAGGCGTCGGCTTCTCTACCGGGTTACAAGCGTCATTGTTCTCCGGACCATCAGAGTCCTCATTCATGACCACCTTGTTGAAGAAGCCCTTCGTCGGGTCGCCCTCACCAGTGACTTCACACTTACCGGCGGCAGCCCAATCAGCCTTACCAGCCTCATACGAGCCACTCAGAACAACCGTGAACTGCTTCTTCTCACCCGCAGCCAGCTTCACACCCTCAGGAGCAATCACAAACGACCCATCCTGAAGGTCCACCGACGCGCCGTCGACCTCAACACCCTCAAGCGTGAAACCTGCAGGCACCGACGGCACATCCGTCACCGGCTTCGACGTACCAGCAACCTCACCATCATTCTCAACAGTCACCAGGTACTCCGAAGACCACTGACCACCAGCAGCCTCAGCACCGGCCGAACCCGACTCCTTCTTCACCTTGAACGAAGCATCCTTCGTCACCGGGTTACAAGCGTCATTGTTCTCCGGACCATCAGAGTCCTCATTCATGACCACCTTGTTGAAGAAGCCCTTCGTCGGGTCGCCCTCACCAGTGACTTCACACTTACCGGCGGCAGCCCAATCAGCCTTACCAGCCTCATACGAGCCACTCAGAACAACCGTGAACTGCTTCTTCTCACCCGCAGCCAGCTTCACACCCTCAGGAGCAATCACAAACGACCCATCCTGAAGGTCCACCGACGCGCCGTCGACCTCAACACCCTCAAGCGTGAAACCTGCAGGCACCGACGGCACATCCGTCACCGGCTTCGACGTACCAGCAACCTCACCATCATTCTCAACAGTCACCAGGTACTCCGAAGACCACTGACCACCAGCAGCCTCAGCACCGGCCGAACCCGACTCCTTCTTCACCTTGAACGAAGCATCCTTCGGGTCGTTTGTATATGTGCACACCACATTCGGGGCGCCCCGCTCCGTCGTCTCCGGAATCGTCACGCCGTATTCGTGAGCGCTCTTTTCCGCAAGCGAGAGTTGTACGCTGTCACCATTTCGGTAGTGGGCTCTACACTCGACAGAAGTCGTGTACTTGTCCAACGTAGAAGCGGAACCACTGGTCATCTGCTCTCGAATGAGATATTCCTCACCGGACCGAACAATTGCGGGGCCGATCTGATCGTCTTGTACTCCCTTGTTGCTTCCGCGGGTTTCTGCTGTAGCAAAAACTCCACTTTCTGATTGGTCATCAGCAGTCAGTTTGAACTGGTCTGATTCCGCAGCGCGGTCAACCACGTTCTTCCTAACTTCAAGAGTCGGCGGATAATTGCAGGACGCGAGATCGGTGTTGATCATGCCGGAAGTGCCGTTAATACCGGTCGCTACTCGGTCGAATGCGAACGATGTCGGGTCGTACGTGAACACCGATGTGGTCGTAGCAACGATCAATGAGCCATCGCTATCTGTAGCAAGACTGTTCGCGACGCCATCTCCAGATTTGATCATTCTTGACGCAATTGAGTTAGCCTGGACCTGTTGGAGCCCACCGCTGTTCTCGGTCGGAAGGGCGTCAGTGGACAAAGAGACGAGTTTTACCTGCGAAGAACCGTTCGATGGTGCCTTGGCGAACAACAGGTGGAAGTTGCCAGCCTCGTCAAAGACAATGTCGCCATTCGCATCATTTAGGCTGTACCGGTTGTTCTTTGACTCGACTGGGATTTGCGCGACGTGGCGGAGTCGACCGTCCTTTGGGTCGATAGATCGCAGGTTGAAGTATAGGTTGTAACCGCCAGCAGAATTTTGCGCCTGATGGTAACCGCCGAAATAGTAACGCCCATCAGCAGGGTTCACAGCGCCAGCGATGAGGTCCATATTCTGCGTGCTCTGAGTGAGTCGGAAGAAAGAAAACTTATTTTGTCCGTCTTCTGTCAGTTGGATGCGCTGCGGGTTGTTCCCGTTTGCGTCGTATCGGAATAGTTCGAAGTTGTTACGGATTCCGTTATTCCATGCGCCGTTCTGGTCGTAAGAACCGATAGACCAGCCCCGGAAGGCGTAAAAGCCCTGTCCGTCAGGTGCAACACCGAGGCCGTTGACCTGTACTTTTCTAGCGTACGCAGGGTCGTAGCCCAAATAGTCGTCAGTGAGCGGGAAGCTCGTTGCTAAATCGACGTTGCCATGGTTGGCAGCCCCGGGGGCTGCGCCCGTATTGATCTTCCTGAGCTGCCCGTTCTCGAGAACACCGTACGATGTATTCGGTGCGCAAACTGCGGGGTTTGGTTCTGCACTTGCCGGCAACGGCTTGGGAAGCGCAGGCAGCCCCATTCCTACAAAGCTAAGCACAATTGCAATCACGCTAAATACTGACAGCGGTCTTAGCCTAGACTCTCTGATACGCATCTGATCTCCTCGTTTAGCCTCATACGTCGAAGCTGCTCTCCGGGAAGACGGAGAATCCCTGCGAGCGGGCAGCCTTGTTTCATGACACTAAGCACACTACCTCCAAGACAACTCTGGGGCAATACTCAGCCCCCCTCAGAGTAGGAACCGCCGTTGCCCCGTCCGAAGCCTCTTCTCGCCCTTGACCCCCCAATCGCCGAATCAGCCTGCCCAATCCCGAGCAACGCAGATGCCAGCGTTTTTGTCAGGGCAAGTGCGCACTGGGCGCCTCAGCCAACCTCAGCCTGCACCGGTCTCTGCCATGGCGCAATTCATGCGCTTTTCGCCAAACCTAGATGTAGTTCCTCGGGAGGTTGTGAACGGGATTTGAGGTCAGAGAAGACCCCCGGTATCGAGGTGGGTAACGACACGCACCCTGACCCGGAGGTCTTCCATGACACACCGTAACGCCCCGATGACCATCGAGGGTAGGCGCCGGCTCGTCTGTCTTGTTGTCGATCACGGCTGGCCCCAGCGACGCGTTGCTGAACGCTTCCAGGTGTCCCCGGCAACGGTGTCTCGCTGGGTGAGCCGGCATCGGGCAGGGACCGGTTTGGCTGACCGCTCGAGCCGTCCGCACTACAGCCCGAACAGGCTCAGCGCACGTACCGAGCGACGGATCATCGCGCTGCGGTTCAACCGCCGATGGGGGCCGCACCGGATCGGCTATCACCTGCGCGTGCCACGCTCGACCGTCGGGCGGGTCCTGGCCCGCTACCGGATGCCGAAGCTGGACTGTATCGATCAGGCCACCGGCCTGCCGGTCCGCCGGCCGGCACCTCACCGGTATGAGGTCGATCAGCCTGGCAAGCTGGTCCACGTCGACATCAAGAAGCTTGGCCGCATCCCTGACGGTGGCGGCTGGCGGGCTCATGGCCGCGGATCGGGCCAGGACCGGAAGGTCCAGTCCTCACGGGGCAAAGCCGCGCGTGCCGGGCAGCCTTCGTCGCGGGGGTATCGGTACCTGCATCACGCCGTCGATGACTACTCCCGGCTGGTGTACTCCGAGATCCTCAATGACGAGAAGAAACACACCGCAGCAGGCTTCTGGAAGCGGGCGAACAGGTTCTTCACCAGTATCGGTGTCGCGATCGAAGCAGTCATGACCGATAACGGGGCTTGTTACCGGTCCGGAGACTTCCAGCAAGCCCTCGGAGATGGGGTCAGGCACAAGCGGACGAGGCCTCGCCGTCCGCAGACGAATGGGAAAGTCGAGCGGTTCAACCGGACGCTGATGAACGAATGGGCCTACGCGAGACCGTATGCCAGTGAGAGTGCTCGCGAGGATTCGTACGCAGCGTTCTTACATGACTACAATCACCACCGAGCCCACACCGCCATCGGGGGACTCTCACCAGCCGACCGCGTTCACAACCTCACGGGGAAGTACACCTAGAGCATGAACTACTGTTCAGTATGTCGAACAGGGCGCTGGCAACCTCAAGAGAAGTCTGTGAACTTCCTGTCAGTCCAGCGTTGTTCCACTACAGTTGCAACCGCAGGCACAAAGCGCCGGAGCTGACTTCCCGGGCTCGTATCCCCCTGTAGGAGCGCCAGACCTTTTCGCGTTCACCCTGAGCTTGGCCTGCAATCCCCGGGCCACTCATCATGAGACCGTTGCCTCTCTGACGCGAAGCCAGGTATATCGACCGCACCTACACGGTGTCCGCCGCAGAAGCCAGCGCGGACGAGGCCGAGGGCGGAGAGCACCAGTACAAAGCTAAGGCTCGCTGGCGTTACCGTCAGCAAGCCCTAGCTTCTCAAAACAATACATTGCCTCCATAGCTGCGAGGTTTGTTCAAATAACCGGCGAGCGGCCCTTAAAGCTCATCCGCAGGACACCACGTTTGCTGAGGTTGACTTCGTCTTCTTCGCCATCTCAGGGGTCATCGCGCCACCCATCAACCCACCCCATGAACCATAGTTTGAGTTGTTCATGCTTGAGCGCCCACCTGAACGCTTGGACGCCAGTCCAAGAACCTACATACGCCCAGCCGAAGGAACACGGCAGGTTCCTGCGCGCCTGCCAGACTCGATTGCGAGCGCTCATTTAGAAGCATTCGCCGGCGCGTTTCGGGTCAATCACGGGGTGGGCTACCGCAATGATCGCCAACGCGGCGATTACCGACGCGTAGATCACCAACCTGCCGGCGTCGAAGATCACCACCGGCACCCTGTCTGCGGCGCGAATTGCGGCCGGGTCGATCACTTCCGACAAGATTACGATCTCCAACGGGTTCATCAAGACGGCGATGATCGCGGATGCGGCGATCACCTCGGCGAAGATCGGTGCGCTCGACACGGGCAAGATTACCACTGGTGTGCTCAGTGCCGCGCGTATCGGGGCGTGGTCGATTACGGCGGACAAGCTCGCAACCAACGCCATCCAGGTGGGGCTTGCGGATGGACGGGCACCATCCGCATCGGCCCCACGCAAATCGCCTGGTACAACGGGTCCACGTTGGAAGGGACCATCACCTCGTCGGGGATGCGGTTCTACTACGGCTCCCATTATATCGGATGGACCGGGCAGCAATCGAAAGCCGGGGCAGCGGACATCCGTGGCATCTCGAACTCGTTGGAATACACCGGCGACTACATCAGCTGGTCGTACAAAACGACCTCAACGAGCACCACCTACACGACCATGCTCGCCCTCGACCCGAGGGGCAAGTTCTACGGTCGGTCGGGTGTTCACCTCGGTGCTTCGCTACGCACCCATGGGCACGACTTCTATACCCAAGGCAACCGGATCATCATCCCGCAAGACTGCACCCTCAAAGGTGTCGGCACTTATCCCGGCTGGGCAGGAAGTAGCGGCAGAGCCAAGGTCGTGTTTCACACCAACGACCTGTACGTGATCAGCGGCAATACCTTCTACAACATGACCAGCGTGTTCAACCGCGTCAAAGACCTCATGTCACGGATGAACTCACTGATCTCGCTGCTGAACCAAGGCTGGGTGAAAAACATCAACAGTGGCGCAAGCGGCAACATCACCTGGAACTACTTCAGCAACACCGGGCGGTCGTCCATGTCGACCACATTGAGATAACCGAACAGAAAGGACTTCCTATGCGTTTCCTCCTACCGGCACACCAGATCCGTCCCTCGATCGCGCTGCTTAACGACATGCCGTTGACAGGTGGCGCGTCCAGGGCACGCAGCAAACTCGTCCGGCTCCTCGAGCAGGCCTATGCCAGCTTCGCCGAAGACGAATATGAGCTTGTGCGCGCTCACGCTGTGTGTGATGAGGACGGTCAACCCGTCATCGATGACGACGGGACGGTCACTCTGGCCGATCCGGATCACGCCACTGGGTTCCACGCCCAGCACCAGGCGCTGCTGTCCCAGCGCGTCGAGGTTGAAGGCCCCACCTATGAGCATCACGGCCACGACGTCGTCAGCATCCTCGACGCCTTGGAGATGGAACTGTCTGGCAGCGCGGCAGCTGCCTACGACGCGCTCTACGACGCCATCACCGAATCCCTCGCCGGGGGTGAGCAGCACCCATGAGCACCTCAACCATCACACCCGTGACCAGTGAGAACGCCGAAGAAGGAATCGTAGAGGTTATCGGCAGCGGCCCGAAAGCACTCTACGCGGTCTCGGCCACCCCAGCCGCAGCTCAACCGTCTGCCGCGCCCACCGAACACACCGGGACGATCAACCTGTACGAGCCGATCCTGGACATCCTCACCAGCCCAGAACTCTAACGCCCAACCGCACTGCCATAAGGCCCACACCACTTCGGTGTGGGCCTTTGTCGTGTGCCCACAAACGGGAAGGAACCCACTTTCTATGTCGTTCAAAGCTATCTGGGTCACGATCCAAACCGGCCTGGCCGGTGTCGGGGCCGTCATCGGCGCGTTCCTCGGAGGCCTCGACGGCCTGGTGTACGCGCTCATCGCCTTCGTCGTAGTCGACTACATCACCGGCGTGCTCGCCGCGATCGCCGAACGCCGCGTCTCCTCAGCCATCGGGTTTCGAGGCATCTCCCGCAAGATCCTCATCTTCACCCTGATCGGACTTGCCCACCTGCTCGACGTGCACGTCATCGGAACACCAGGGGCGCTACGCACAGCCACCATCGTGTTCTACCTGTCCAACAAAGGCATCTCCCTGATCGAAAACGCCACCCGGCTCGGAGTGCCCGTACCAGCACACATCCGCCGCGCCCTGGACCTGGTCACCCGCGATGTGACAGGCAAACCCGACCTCGAACACCACCCCAACCAAACCAACACCCCAGCAGAAAAGGAGAACCTCTGATGAAGAACTGGGCCACCCTCGAAGCCGACGAAAACTGGCTGATGAACAAACACGACACGAAAGGTCGCAACGACCGGAAAATCAACAAAATCATGATCAACCACAACGCAGGCAACCTCACCATCAAGTCCATCTGGGACGTGTGGCAGACCCCCCAAGCATCCGCCCACTACCAGGTCGACAGCCAGGGGCGCATGGATCAGCTCGACTGGGACCGCGACACCGCCTGGCATGCAGGCGACTGGGGTGCCGGCACCACCTCCATCGGTATCGAACACGCCGACATCCCCTTCAAGCCCTGGCGTATTCCCGAGGTCTGCCTCGACAACGGTGCCCACCTCGTCGCGGCCATCCCGAGATGACTGCCTGAAGCTGGCTGATTCCCTAGTGCATTGCAACACAGATGGACTTACCCGCGAACCGACTTGGTCGGTTCCCCCATTGCCTGCTGGCATCTCATGTTCGATAGCCTGAGAGTCCGTACACAACGAAGGAGAGGCCGTCGCGGCAACAACGCGTAGAAGTCTGATCACCAAGCTCTTCCCGGAGGTAGCTGTGAGTGGAACCTTAACTGGAGTCGCCTCTGCAGTAGCTTCGCCGGCTCCAGTTAATACTGACAACTGCACGCTTAGCACTGGTGAGCAGCTTCAGGATCTGGAAGAACTCGAAGCCGCATTCCGAGCTCGCACCGCTCGCCAAAGCTCCACGCCCGTAAGTGACGAAGCATCATGAAAAATTCGGAGACCTTGCTCGGACGGCTTTTTCGAGTTGCCATCGTGCTCGTGGTTTACAGCATCATTGTGGGCCTGCTCATCGCAGGATATGCCATAGTGGCGGGAAAAGCTGCAGACGAAGTGCTCGTGAACCTCTGGATCGCAGTCCTCTTGATGGGCCTCTATGTAGCGGTAGTTGCGTACCGAGAAGATGACAAAGATCGGTAGAGGGTACCGTGGCTGCCCTGTACCGGCGGGGCAGCAGATCGCGGCCGAGTTTGAACCAATGGTCGACGCTGTCGTGCCTGTGCCGTTTGATCCTGCGCTCAAAGACGGCGCCAAGGTCGACTTCACCCAGCTCGCCCTAGCCACACGGCGCGCATACCGCTAAGCAGCTGCCGCTATCGCATGAAACCTGCGCGGCGTGAGTGCACGAGGCTGGCCCTCATCGGTTGAACAGCTTCCACCCATCGGCTAACGCCGACTTCCGCATACGATTGTGCACACCGCCTTTTCCTTGCTTCCTACTGAAAGGCACAGCCGTGCTTATTGCATACCTTGATGAGTCGTATAACCGCGACTTCTACTTCATCGGGGCCGCGATAGCCGCGGACGAACAGTGGAGTGCCCTCGATGCTGAGTATGAAGCCACTCGAGCTACGACCCGCGCACACCACGACATCCCCGCCGGGGCTGAGTTTCATGGCCACCAAATCATGGACGGCAAAGGGGAGTGGCGCGCCTTGCGCGGCAAACACCGCGAGGCAGCGGGCGTCTACACCGCCGTCTTGACCGCTAATCACGCCGCAGGAGTCCAGTACATCTTTCGTGGCGTCGATGTGGCACGCCTCAACGCACGCTACTCATACCCCTACCCACCACACACGGTGGTGCTCAGCCAGCTGCTCGAACGCATCAACGACTACACACGACTTAACAGCCCCACCGCGGAAACAATCATCGTTGCCGACGAAATTGCCACCCAAGACCAACACCAGGCCCAGTTTAGAGTCCACCAGGAGCTGGGCACAGGGGGCTACCGAACCAGCCAACTTGAACACATATCACCTCCCATCAACTTCGCAAACGCCCGGCTTTCTACCGGACTGCAAGCTGTCGACATGGCTACCTACATACACCGCCGCACTGCTACACCCGGCCAAACACAGCACCCAAAAGCCCAAGCCGTCACAGACCGACTCGCGCAGCTCATATACTCCTCCACTTCAGAGCGCAGCATCTGGTACCCCCAAAATAACGAAGGCCCCACAATCGTGGGGCCTTCGGCAGGCAACGTACCGGTAGCCGGTCCGTTGTGA